GAAGAATATTTTTGTAAACTTCAAGTGGACTATGTTTATCGGAAGTTTGCAATTGAGACTTGTATTGATTTAATTGCTAATGCATTAAGTAAAGCAGAATTCAAATCTTACGAAAAAGGTAAAAATATAAAAAACGAGATGTATTATCGGTTAAATGTTTCACCGAATGCTAAAACAAATGCGACGGAGTTTCGTAAAAAAATGATTCGAAGACTTATTTTTTACAATGAAGTATTAATCGTTTCGCCGTCAAGTTCAACCTCAGAATTATTTGTAGCCGATAGTTGGAATGTTACTGAATATGGGTTAAAAGATGATGTATTTTCTCAAGTTCAAGTTAATAATATTGTTTTAGAGAAAACTTTCAAAGAAAGTGACGTTATCTATATTAAGTATGCTGACGAACATATACGTCAATTGGTAGACGCCTATTATGGGGCATACGGAAAGCTAATTTCATCAGCAATGAATGTATACAAACGATCCAATGCACGAAGATATGTGCTGAAAGGCGATTTATTCAGGCCGCAAGATGATACGGCACAAGGCCAAATAAACGAAATGATGACTTCTCAATTCAAATCATTTATGGAAGCAGACAATGCAGGAGCAGTGTTTCAGTTAGACAACAAAGCAGAGTTGCTTGATTTCAGCGGGAATTTCCAATCGAATTCACGAGATATAAAAAACTTAATAGATGACATCTACGAGATGACCGCGGCAGCGTTTCACGTTCCGAAAAACTTACTCAAGGGAGATATGAGTGGTTTATCGGATCAAGTGGACGCTTTTTTGATGTTTGAAATCATACCGATAGCTGAATTAATACAAGATGCTTTTAATGCAACGATTTATAGCATGGATGAATATTTATCTGGTGATTATTTGAGAGTCGATACCACCATGATAAAAATAGCTAGCTTCAAAGATTTGGTTGATGCCATCGATGTTGGCATTCGAAATGGCGTATTTACGATTAACGAAGGCAGAGAACGCGTGGGTAATGATCGCTCCGATAAGCCAATGGCGGACGAGATTTTCATAACTAAAAATAATGAACAGTTATCGAAGGGAGGTGACGCGAATGACGACAATGAAGACGGTTCTAGCAGTCAAAAATGAAAACACAGCGAAGCCAGCAGTTTATATTCAAGGATTTATCGGGTCTAGTTGGTTTTTTGAAGGGAATACGGATAAAGGCATCAAAGCGATTTTAGACAATTTAGGCAACAAGGAAGAAATCGATGTTGTAATTAATTCTAATGGTGGTGATGTTTTCCAAGGAATTGCAATTGGAAATCTGCTAAAAGCAAATAGCGCAAAAATTAATATCATCATTAACGGTGTGGCCGCAAGCGCAGCCTCTATCATTGCAATGGCGGGAGATACTATTCAGATATATCCAAACGCTCAATTAATGATCCATAGAGCCTCTACCTGGGCGGAGGGAAATGTCGATGTGTTCCGACAAACAGCGGATCAACTGGAATCAATAGACAAATCAGTAAAGGCTTCTTATCAATCACGATTTAACGGAACTGATGATGAATTAGAAAATCTACTTGTTGCCGAAAAATTCATGGACGCAGAAACTGCTTTGAAATATGGATTGGTAGATGAAATTATTGATGCGACCCCAATTACCCCTTTGCAAGAAGACGATGAAGAAGACGAAGAAAGTATCGAAACGGTATTAAATCAAGTGAACGAAGAGCGTGAGAAAAGAATGGCTGCTTTTGCAGCAGCATTAGAAAAAGCATTTGGATAAGGAGATGTAAATAATGACAGTAAAAAATTTAAAAGGTGTTTCAGCAACGAGTGATAAATTAATGAGTGCATTTAAAGACGGAAACGAAGAAAACTTTGGAGAGGCAATGGTTGTCTTATCGAACGAAATTCAAGATCGAATTTTAAAAGAAGCTCAAACCGCAAATCAGGACCAATTAGTTCTAATGAACCGTGGTCAACGCGTACTTACTAGCAAAGAAACGAAATTTTATAACGAAGTCGTCAATAACGAAGGATTTGCTGGCGTAGAGGAATTAGTACCGGCAACAGTCTTTGAACGTGTATTTGAAGACTTAACAAACGCCCATCCATTGCTTCAAAAGATTAATTTTGTGAATACAACTAGCGTTACGGAATGGATCGTCGGTCGTGGTGTGAACCCTGCTTGGTGGGGGAAATTATGTGAAGACATCAAACAGGTATTGGACAATGGGTTTGATGTGATCAACATGAAACAATTCAAATTATCAGGTTATATGCCTTTATGTAAGGCAATGCTTGATTTAGGTCCTGAATGGATTGACCGCTATGTTCGGACTGTTTTAGTTGAATCGCTGCAAATCGCTCTAGAACAAGCCATTGTAGACGGTACAGGTAAAGATCAACCTATCGGTATGATGCGTGATATGTCCTCTCAAACAGACGGAGAGTACAAAGAGAAGACTGCAGAAGCAGTTACCTCTTTAGATGCAACCGTCCTCGGAGGTCTAATGGCTCGTTTATCAAAACTAACAATTGAAGGTGTGACGGACCCAATTTACCGCAATGTCAACCCTTCTGATGTTGTGCTAATTGTCAACCCAACTGATTATTGGTCAAAAGTCTTTCCTGCAAAAACAGTTTTAACTGCTAATGGTGAGTACGTTCAAACACTCCCTGTTCCAGTTTCGGATTTACAATCAGTAGCTGTGCCAGAAGGTAAAGCTGTAATTGGTGTAGCTTCAGACTACTTTATGGGGCTAGGATCAACTCTAAAGATTGAAGCTTCTGACGAGTACCACTTCGTAGAAGACGAACGTGTCTACTTGGCTAAACAATATGCGAATGGTTTGCCAAAACGAAATGATAGTTTCATTGTGTTGGATATTTCTAAATTAGCACCTACGCCGTCAAAATAGTGGCCCCTGAGGTAGGAAAAGTAACTCCTACCACTGATGGGGCGTCAATAGAATTAACGTAAGGAGGAAAAGGAATGGCACGAACATTTGAAATTGACAAAAAAGATGGGACCAAAGTTTCTGAAGGAGCTAGCCCGTTAGCAATTACTGGACTAACAGCAGGAACGGTAGTAAAAAAGGGTGACTATATCGCCGTTGCAGTAGAGTCTGGAAAAAAATCTGATCCCGTTGATATTCCAGCTTTCACGGTCAATTAGTCTTTGAAATTAAGAGGGGGCTAACTTGTGGAAAAAAAGGATATATCTGACGGTCTTATGAGTGAAGTGAAACAAAAGTTGTATATTTCATGGGATGAAGACGATGAACAGATTAAAAACATCATTCTAAGGGCGGCGACCTATATTCAAACAAAAGTATCTGAAACACTGAGCTTTGATCAAGGTACTCCTGAGTATGATTTGTTATTGGAAAGATGCAGGTATGACTGGAATAGTGCATTGGATGAATTCGAAAGGAATTATTCTAGCGAGATCGTCTCATTTATTCAACATTATGCTTTGGTTGACTGGCGTAGAAGACACGGTGTTTTCAATGGTGAATAAACGAATTAGAGAAACCTTTAACGATGGAAATTTATTGGTTAAAACGCAAGTGACGAAGAGAAATGAGATAAAGAAAAAAATTGGGGCTGGCTATGAAAATATAGCTGGTCCTTTACGTTTTAGAAACCTTTCGATTCGTGATAGCGATTTGACCTCAATGGATGCCATGGATTCGAAATTATCCAGAAAAGTAAAGACGCCCTTTCATCCAGTCGTTAAACAATACAACAAAGATAAGTATTTTATCGTGATTGATCAAACGAGGTATAACGCTATTTATGTTGATTACGATAACTACTATCTATATTTCTATTTAGAAAAAGTGGGTGATTTTGTTGAATGATCCTGAGAAAAAGCGATTGAAAAATCAAACAATTGAAAAAATGTCAGTTTTGTCAGAGTATTTCAAGTTGCCGACTTACCAAGATTTTCTAAGTGAAGATGAGAAAAGTGATCTAGGTGATAGTTACGACTATTTCATTTTCGAAGAAGATGAAATCACGATCGTTGACAAGGATAAGTATACAATGGGTCAAAATGTGTACATCACTTTCTATTCTGAAAATAGAGACTACCTAACGGGGGATCAATTGGATGTTATCGCCTTAATGCATAACAACCTTTTCCGATTTAATGGAACCGATGTAAATCATCTGAAATTAGACAACCAGGATCGCTATATCGATCAGGTTGTTTTTTCTTTTGTTCGAATTCTAAGGAGTGGTTGTTAATGTCTAACGGCTGGGAATTAACTCTTCAAGGGCATGATCAATTATTAGCGAAAATGGAAAAATACTCTTCTCAAAGCGAGAAGATAGTCAATCAAGTTTTGAAAGAGAGTGGTTCGAATATCGCTGTTAAAAAAATTGAACAGCGTATCCCAGTCTCAGAAGATCAACTCAGAAGTGGCCGCAAACATGCTAAATTTAGCAATCCACTGAAAGTTGAGCATATTAATTTAGGCTTTATTGTACGACCCAAAAAGAAGTTTGACTATGTTAAATACCCAGACTTAGGGATTGGACATTCCACAAACAATCAGCCTGAAGAGTTTATGAAACGTGGGTTGCAAATCGCGCTTGATCCTATAACCGAAGAGATCGTAAAAGGGTTCGATAAATTAAATGAATAAAGGAGAGAGAATATAACATGGTAAATACGATTGTGACAACATTTGATAATGTAAGTATTAAAAAAATCGCCTTCATGTTTAAAGGTGCAGAGTCAGCAGACGTGACTGATTGTAATGGTCAGTTGGAAGGCGAAACAGAAATGCAAACAATTGAAAAAAAATGCGGGGCGGCGGTCGTGAAGACCAAGTCCAAACCTGTAGGAATGACAGTGACCATTACCGCACATGTACCTGTCGTCGTGTTCCGAAATTTCTATGGCTTAAAACATGATGAACGATTAAAACCGGGCATCTATTCATATGGACCTGATTCAGTAGGTATCGATTTTGCTTTAGCTGCAGAGGTTGTCGACGATTTCGAAGAAAACTCAAAATTATTAGCTTTCTTATCGGCAACATCGAATACGGGTTTAACCTTTACTATCGAAAATGGTGCAGATGAAGTTGCGGCGTTAGAACTAGAAACTAAAATTATGACTGATCAGTTTGGAAAGTATTATCATGAAGCGATTGTTGCTGAATTAGATGAAGACCTAACGGATGCATGGATGAACACGTTGTCGCCTGAAGTGATTAAAAAGGCAGACGCGGGAAAATAACAGCCCCTACTATAGGAAATGTTACTCCTACAGTTGATGGGGCAACCATAGACTTAACTTAAAAGAGAGGGATTCCTCTCTTTTTTTATTTGAAAGGGGAACTATCGATGATTGAAGAATTATTAGAAGATTATTCAAAACTAGAATTAAACAATGGGGAGATTGTAACCCTTGAACCGAAGTTGAATTTAAAAAAATTAATGTTAATCAATCGGGATTTCAATACAAATGAATTTGCGAAAATGTCTGTAGGCAATGAGCAAATGGATGTCAGTGTCATGCAAGGAGCAAAAGCAGTTT